TCAGAATCCGATTGCCAGCCAGGAGAACCCGTTGCTCTGCTCGCTGGCCAGACCAGCGCGCTGCATCAGGATTCCTGGAACGTCGAGCACAAAGGTCGCGCCGGACACACCATAGCTGATGACCGACGCTGCGGTATTGCCGCCGCCGGTACTATAATAAACGTTGGTCGCCAGCGGCGGCAGCAGGATCGCGTTGGGAAACGTGATCGGCCAGGCCACCGTATATTGCGTGTCGTTGGGGATGGCCTGCTGGGACAGCGCGTAATAACCCCATTGGATGATCGCAATCGCCGGACCGCGGCTCACGTCAATCAGCGGGATTTTCAGGTAGCCCGAGGTCCTGAGTGAGCCGGTGAAGCCGGCGACGAAGTTCTGCAGCGCGCCGATGTTCGCGATGTTAGTGTTCTGCCGTCCGTAGAGAAATGCCGTGCGGTTGGTGAGCTGCTGATGGGGCTCGTTGCTCACTCCGATACCACTGAAGCTCGCACCGGTACCCGCACCCTCGACCGGATCGGTTTGCTGAATCTCGTAGATCTCGTTGGCGGTATATTCCGGACTATCGATAAGCGTTGCCATCATGCCCCTCCGTACTTGCTCAGAACGTGAAGGTCCAGGTGCCCTGGTAATTCGCCGTGCCGTTGAAAGCGAACGCTGGCACCACCGCGTGCGCCAGCATCGGAGCCGGCGCCGTATGCAGCGCGACCAGAGTCCAGACTACGCCGCCGTCACTGGTGGTGGCGCCAAGCGCCGTCGCCCACGTCGGCGCCGCCGAGCCGCTGGTGCCCGCCGTCGTGCAGCGCTGGATATTGCCGTTGGTGTCGACGATCAGATTGCCGGCCACCCACGCCGTCGAGGCCGCCCAGGCCGGATTCGCCGTGCCGAGCGCGGCCGGCATCGCGGCCGCCGCGCCGTTGGCGAACAGGCCCACCTCCTGCACGGTCATCCCGAGCGCGCCGTAGTCGGCGGTCGCCGACAGCGCGTAGTTGAACTGCACGCTACCGGAGCTGGGGAAAGTATGCGTGCCTACCGCGTTGTAGTATTTGGGCGCCGTGCTCAAGTCGGTGTCGTTCACGGTCGGCGCGGCGCCGCCCGAGCCGAAGCCGACCGCAAGTGCGTATTGGCCCGACGTGACTCCGGCCATCAGGTTGGCCAGCGCCGGCAGCCCCGCATTGACGAACAGGTTGCGGCATTCCCATACCAGCGTGCCGCGGCTGAAGATTCTGACTATTCCTTTTGGCCGTTTCACCATTGCTTTACCCGTTTGCCGAAATAGGCACTCCGTTGGCGACCACGCCCGAGTCGGCGACCGCCGGTTCGTGTGCGCCGTATGTTATCCCGATATGGTAGTAATGCCCGTTGTATATCGGCGCGATCAGCCGCTGGTCCGCCAGCGGTGCGATCGGCGCGGTCAGCAGATCGCTTGGCGCGGGCGCGTTGTCGACCGCACCGGTGAAGTCGCTCGGCGCCGGAGCCGCGTCTGCGAGCGGCACCGCCTCGAACACCAGCGCGTCGAGCCAGCTTCGCATGGGCTTGAAGAAGTTCACCGCGGCGATAATTCGCGCCGCGTCATTCGTCCCGACCGCCTGTCCGGCTCCCAGATTCACCACCACGCGAAATACCGCCCAGCCCTCCGAAGAGGGCCACGCGCTGCCGCCCCAGCTCGCCTGCCCCTCCAGGAAGCCGACGCTGCCCCAGCCGAGCGAGCCCAACGCCTGCCTTATCGAATCGGGTGTGCCATGCACGCGATGCAGTGGGATAGCGGCCTGCAGCAGCGCGCGCCACGAATCGAAGTCGGTCGGCCCGGCGCTGCCCGACGACGATAACAACGTGTCAATATCGGTTAGCGTGTCGATGTCGGTCAGCGCGTCAATGCTCTCGCCCGAGGTAGTCGCGGCGAGCTGCCACTGCGGATCGAGCATATCGAACTGCCAGGCCAGGAAGATCAGCGCCGAATCCGGAGCCGAGTCGAGGCGGTAGACCAGCAATGGCGTAAGGTCGAGCGCGTCAAGCCGTTCGACCGTCGCCAATAGCGATTGCGAGCGCAAGTCGTTGATCGAAGGCGGTAGCTGGAGCTGCGCCATCAGTTCACCGGCATTTCCGGCGCCGCCGCGCCGCCGTAGCCCGATCGTCCACCGCCGCTACGCTGCGTCTCGGTAGCGCAATACATGTGCGGCTCCGGCTCGGGAATCGGCTGAGCGATATCGAATCGCGCGATCAGCTCGTCGGCCTCCGCCGCGCTGCGCTTGTGATCCGCGATGAGATGCGCGCGCACCGTGTCCGCCATGCACAACTCGCCCCGGCACAACGGGCAAAACTGCCTGGCCGTCGCGCCCATCACGAACTCTCCGCGGCGGTCGCCTGCGCCAGCGTAATCGCGGTGCAGTTGGCCCATTGTCCCACACTGAGCTGCGTATACGACGGCTGCGTCAGCACGACCTGATAGACGCCGGGGACCGAGAGCGCCGCCACGATCTCGCTCGGCACGATGTCGCGCTGGATGCGCGCGGCCAGGTTGAGCGCGATGTCCTGTGCGGCGGCGTTGACCGCGGCCATGGTCGAAATCGGTTCGGCGTCGGCGAACAGAGTGACCGTACCCGCAATCTGGTAGTCGATCTCGCTCACCGCGAGCGCGCTCACCGTGTCGGTGAGCGGCCGCACGTTATCGGCGCTAAGCGCCTGCAGCACTTTGGCGAGCAGCGCTGAATTAGCCACGCCCGCATTGTTGGGCGAGGCCGCCGGCTGCGTCGCGATCGGTCCGGTCAGGATGTATATCTGCACCGTGCCGGGCGTGGGCGACGCCACGCTCACGTCGATGATCGAGGGATCGACGCCGAGCGCGAAGAAGCGGTACGCGCCCGCCGGGCCGGCCACACTGAACTGGTTGGGTGCGGCCTGGATACGGGTGCGCAGATGGTCGTCGGTCTCGGGCGCCGAGCCGCCGCCGGTCGTGATGGTGTTGGTCACCGAAGCGATCAGCAGGTTGGGGTTAAGCAGTACGTTGATCTGGCCGGGAAGATAGCCGTTCGCGTTGGGGCCGGCCGTGGTGCAGGTAGCCGTAACGCTCGCGACCGTCGTTGCGGCGGCACGATGAGGTCCGCGTTGGTGGCGAAAACGAATTCGCCGTCGGCGGTGCCGCCCTGCGTGCCGGCCGGGATCGTGTATGGTAGCGTCAGCGCGTTTTGCAGCGTGAACTGCAGCGTCGTCACCGCGCCCTGCGCGCCGAGCCGGCTCACCCCGAGCAACTGCCCGAGGTAATCGATCATCGGAAAGACCGCGAAGGCGAGCAGGTTCTGCTGCCCGGCGTATTGGATCGCGTTGCGGACCAGCGACTCGCGATAAGCGTACAGGTTGATCAGCAGGCGCTCGACTTGCGCCGGTTGCAAGGTGCGGCCGGCGGCGGCCTGGAAGGCCGCGACCATGTCGGCCAGGATCAGGTTGGGGTTCAGCCCGTCGGCGTCATTGACGAACGTCGGCGGCGGCAGATTCGATATTCCGGCTCCCATCTGGCATCCCTTCGCGATTGGCACGCACGCTGCGCGCGTCCCAAACTTGCTATCCCGGCTGGCCCGCGCTCGCCAGAGTGATCGTGGTGTTCTGCGCCGGACTCGGCGCGCCGCCCAAATTGAGCTGCCACGCCACAGTGATATCGACGTGCGCTCCCGGTTGCGTCACGACTCCGTTAAGCGGCGTGGTCGTGACGGAGAGCACCTTCACTCGCGGTTCCCACTGAGTAATCGATTGAGTGACTTCGCGGACTACGGCCGGTCCCGCCTGGCTAATCGGCGTGTCGATATATTTCCAAATGTCGGTGCCGAAGGTCGGACGCAGCACGTCCGTGCCCTTGGGCGTGGTCAGAATGATCGCGATGCACTGGTCGACATCGTCGATCCCCGTGACGACGTTGCCGATCCCCGCCCCTGGCTGTCCCGGCGTATCGAGCATCAGCGACCAGTCCGCCGACGTGATATCCGAAAGTGTGATCGTTCCCTGAGCCATCTATTTCACCGCCCACAAATCCAGCCGCGACATCGGAGCGGCGGCCATGATATTGGTGAAACGATCATGACATCCGCTGCGTCGGCGGCGCCGTGTTCCCGCCCTGCGGATCCGAATGGGTATGTCCGTTGTAAGTGTTAATAATCCCGTCCACCGAATCATTGTGCGCCGAAGTGAGCAGGTTGATTCCACCCGCGGCGTGAACCGTGATGTTGCCGCTGGCGTCGATCGCAATCGACGCGCCGTTGGCGCTGAGGTTCATCGTCGCGCCGTTGGGCAGGCTCACGGCGAGAGCGTGCGCGGCGCGGTCGTACTCGACGCTCGCGCCGTCCTTGAATGACATGTGGTACTTGTCAGCGCTCTGGACCGGCGGCGTGTCGGCGCTCGAGTATATCGCCCCCATTACCGTTCCCGCCTCGTCGTGCTCGTCCATCAGGCATACGACCTGCTCGCCGATATCAGGCACCCAGTAGCTTTTGTCGTTCTGGGTTTTCGAAAAAAGAATCGGCAGCCAGTACGACAACAACTGGTCGCGATCCGGAAATGCGACCCGCACTCGGGCACCCTGAAGGTCTTGCTGTTTCACCAGTCCTACACGAAACATGTGTGCTTACTCAGTTGGAAATCCAGCGTTATGCCGCTGAAGGCCGGGTGGCGCAGGTTACGACACCATTCTCAGATCGGCCTCGGTGATATAGCCGGTGGCGCGCGAAAGCCGATGCTGCGCGCGCTCGATCATGTAGCTGCCGTCCATCACGTCCCATCCCGACAGCGCAACCACGTTGCCGGCCACCAGCAGCGTCGTGCCGGGCGCGAGGAGACGGCAGGTTACCAGGAGCCGGTTGGCCTCGTGCAGCGCGGCGTTCGCGCGTTCCAGGGCCTGCTGTCCGTTCTCGCAGCGCGCGACGACCTTCAGCATGTCGCCGGTCGCCACTGCGGGGTCGGCCTGGGTGGTCTGCGTATAGAGCTGCTTGCTCTGCGGATCGAAGTAGGCGGTCTGCGCCTGTTTGTAGATCCGATGGGTCTTGGCCACGAAGCTGAAGCGCTCGACCGTGTTGCGATAGAGCGTCAGCACCGCCGGCCGCGCCTCAAGACTGGCGCGCGAGTAAAACACCAGCTGGGCGCCGCGCACCGTGAAATCGTAGTCGTGTTCGATCGCGACGCGGCGAAGAAACTCAAGGTCGGTCTCCTGCTTTTGCGTAATCCGCAAGTAGCTCACGTCGACCTGATTCGGCGCCCCAATCACGGTCATCCCATGGCGCGCCGCGACCGTCGCCGCGATTTGCAGCAGTGTCTGATTTTCGTATCCGAGACTGTTGCGGGTGCGGAGCGAAGGCGTGATCCGGGCCGGCAGGCAGCGCAGATGGAAAACGTCGGGCGGTCCCTCGATTTCGAGGTCGTCGACCTGGAAGTCGCCGCACGGCAGCAGCAATTCGCCGGTATAACCAATCAGCAGGCTGACGACGTCGCCCGGCTGCGGAAACCATGCTCCCTGCCAGCGCTTGTCGCGGTCTTCCAACTCGACTTCAAGCTCGCCGGAGCGTCCGCCAAGCTCGTCGACGTAGCTGATCGACAGCACCATGCGCGATATGTCTGCGGTGATATTCACGCCACTGTAAGTGAGTATCCAATTAGGCGAGCGGACCGGATATGCAATCGCAGCAGTCATCAGTTCATCCCGTGGAGGCCGTTTTCCAGGGCGGCAAATCGCTGATCAGCACGTTCTGTTGCTGGATGATCGGAATGGCCAGCGCGATCCCGGCCTCGAATACCGGCTCGATTGGCACACCCGGGTTGGCCATGACGATGATGCTGTAGTTCGTGGGGTCGCCGTAGTATTGCCACGCCAGCAAATCCCATCGCTCGCCGGCGTATGTGAGATGCTGGATAAACTGCGGCGCGCTCATTGCGAGGACCTCACGATAGCGGCCGCCGGCACGTCGGTGTAGGAAAGGTCCGGTCCGCCCGCGCCTCCCGGCAGCGGGTTGTCGACCAGCGGCGAGACCCCGGGCTGATTGAAAGTCGGCGCCGTGTAGCTGGCCGCAGGAGCGCCGGTCCCGAGCAGCGCGGCGGGAGAGCTGTAGCTGATAGCTACAGGCGCAATCCCCAGCGGCGCCGAGGCGAGCTGTGGCGGCGCGGACGGGTCGAACTCGGAACCGGGCACCCACTCGCGAAGGCTCGTCCGCACCCGGATCGCGATCGGCGTGGCGTCGGCGCCGAGCTGAATATCGCTGGTGGCAACCGATGCCACGACGAAGAAGCCGCGGAAGACACCGTTGCCGAGCACGAGTGCGCGTGCCTGATGATCATCGGCGGCGGCGAGCAGCGAGGCGAGTTGCGCCGCCGGGTCGGTGAAAGAAGTGTGAAAGAGCATCGCGAGCGTGATGCTTTCGAGTTCGGCGGCGAGCCATTGCAGGCGCGGCCTGTCTTCGACTACCCGATGTTCCGCGTAGTCGAAGCGCCGGCTCGATTCGAAGACCTCGGGCGAGCCGATCACTTCAAAGGAGATTTCGCCAAGTAGTGCGAACATGCTTATTGCCTTGATGAAATGGCTATTGGTGCGACAACAGAGGGTTAAACTCTCTGCGCTGCTGGCGGACAATTTCGCGCGCCAGCACCTGGTGCAGCTCGCGGCCGTGACGCTCGAGCACTTCCATCACGCGGCGTTTGAGCGCGGTGGTGTCGGCCGCGTCCTCGGAATGGATAACCACGTTGGGCGCATAGTTGATGACGATCGGACCCTGCGTCATGCGCACCGCTGCGAGCGGAGCGGCGATGCGCGTCGTATCGTTGGTCGAAATGAGGGGTGTCGCGAAGGCGCTGGCGGGGCCCGCGGTGAGCATCAGCGGCGTCGCGAACGCGGTGGCCGCCGCGGCCCGCCTGACCGCGCGCAGCATCGGTGCCGGGCGCACCACCGTCGCCGCGTGCTCGACGGCACGCGCGCGATTCATGCCGTGCGCTGTTGCCGCTCGACCGGCGGAAAAGCGCAGTACGTTGCAGTTTGCCGGCTTGACGGCGACGAGCGCGTCTCCGGCGAACGGGATTGCGCTCCTCACGCTTTCGGGTAGCCACTTCCCTAGATGGGCGACTTCCTTGTGCGCCGACTCGACCCAGCGCGAGAGCAGGCGTTTGGCGGTGTTCCAATGCCGGTCGAGTTCATATCCTGCAACCGCGAGCGCGACGGCGGCAGCGATGATACCCCCGACGAGCAAAAGCGAACTGAACTCGATGGCGGCGAGCATGTCGACGAATACAGCGACGTTGGTAAGCAAGCTCCTCAGTCCGGAAATGATAGCTGGGACGCTCTTTGCGAGTAACCAGCGAAGCGCAAGGATGGGAGCCCGCGCCAATCTCAAGCCCTCCATAAAGGGTTCGAAGGGATCGCTTTTCAAGATTTTGCCTGCCGCGCCAAGTAAAAATACTGCAATTACAACACCGGAGCCCAACTTGACTATCTCAGAAAGCACAGACTTGGCTTTCAGGAACTCGGTGATGTCGTTCATTATGCGAGTCGCGCCCACCAGCGTCCGATTCAAGATCGATGCGAAGGGAGCGGCCAATTGTCCTAGGAGACGCCCTCCGCTCTGTCTGAAATCAGCGAAAGGCGTCGGCACGGTCCTATCGTTGCGATTCGACTTGTGATGGTGCGTCTCGTGGCGGTCCCGCCGAGGAACGGCGAAAGAGTGAAACACGCGCGAGAAGACACCCAAAAGTGCTGTGAAAGTTAGTGAAGACACGCCGGAGCCGGAAGGCTTGGAAAAGCCATAATGGCGAAGGTTATGTTTGGAATCTTTCCTTCCGCTTTCGACCGAGGAATCAGGCGCGCCTAAACGAGTCATGGCCGAACTCTGAGGGCCAGCGGCGGACGACGCTGTAAGCAGTTGATTGCCTAGTGACCAGGCACGGATCTCGCGTGAGTCGAAAAAGAGTGTTCGCGTCGCGCTCGCAACGTGTACAAGGCCGCTGGCAAATTTTCGAAAATTACGAACGCTCGCAAGCGCGCGCCGCGAGTCGAACACATTGCCTCTCGGGATCATGGGCGATACCATTTCACACTATGACGATTCGGATAGATTCCAATTTTCTTGAAGAGCTCATCGCTCTATACATCATCGCTGGGCTGTGTACGGGTGTCATTGTTGTTATCTGGAATGTGCTAAAGGCGGTCCTCAAGCTGGTGGGGTGGATCTTCCTTCGGGCAGAGGGACTCAAAGATCTGGAAGAACTCCGCAATCGCAGTGAAACACGCCATGCCGAGTGGGTGAAAAATCAAATCGCACGCGGTCGGCCCGCTACTTTGGGAGGCGTACTGAAGCTCCTCGGTCGGCGGATTTGGACGGCGTACAGGCATCCGATACTCGCCTGGCGGGGCGACCTTGATCGACCGAAGCAAGGCACGACCGATGCTGGAGCAAATAGGCCGTGAATATGCACCCATCCAGCCGGACGCCGTCTCTCGAATAGCACTAAAGCTGTCCGGCAAGTGGTGCATATTGCGAGTACTGTCTCTCGGGATCATAGGCGACAACTGTTCACGTCACGCAAACCCTATAGCTGCGAGCGCCCGTGCGATACTCACTGGCTTACTGCCTATTGTCGCGGCGCGCACTCATTGCTTCGTCAGCCGCACGGTTGTAATCAGCGACAGCCGCCATCCAGAAATCAATCTCATCGAACTCCATCGCCGCTAGTTCCCCGACACCGAAGCCGAAGCGGACGAGTCCTGCGAAGCCGCCGGCGCTGGGGAGTCCTGCGCCGGCTCGGGAAAATTTGCTCCGGTTACCTCGGCCTGCAGCACCAGCACGTCGCCCAGGTCCATCTCGACCACGTCCTCATATACGATCAGCGCGCCATCGATTTGCGCCAACTCGGCGATCAGAGCGAAGACCACCGCCGTCGGGTCGGGATTGCCGGCGACGGCGCGTTGCGCACGCATCAGGTCGCGTCCCTTGCCCCTGCGAATAGCGGCGGTTTTGCCGGAGGGCAGCGTGATGCTGCGCAAATGCGGCGCCGCTGCGGGCTGCTCGGTCGATTGTGTTCCGGCCATGGGGATTATCTCCGGCGAACCGTGATTGATCGTTCAAGTTGCCGCTCGTGAGCGCCGGTTCCGGGACAGGAAGCCGGCGGACGCGCTAGCCGCCCAGGTTGGTGCGGAAGTTGCTGAGCTGATCGACGCCATTTACCACGTAGATATTCGCCATCACGTCGAACAGGAAGATCTGCGTACCACCGATATACAGTTCGGAGTGATACACTGAGATGAGCGATGTGGTATCCACTCCCTCGTGCAGCTTGAAGTTCATCGAGCCTGCATCTTTGAATATTCCGGTCATCAAGTAGATTAGCGGCTGTTCCTGAGTGCGGCCCTGGCTGGTGTAGGTTTCGAGATTGCTGCGCACCTGGAAGTAGTGCGCTGTGAAGGGGCTGTTCAGCGCCGTCTCGGCCTCGGGATAAATCGACGCCCACTTGATTTTGGCCTCGAGCTTGTCGACGCCGGCCCAGAACTCCGCCGAGCCCGCCATGCCGAGCCCCTTGTGGTCGACCATCTTGTGCTTGGGTTTGGCGACCTCGATTTCCTCGGCGCGGCCCAGCAGCCCGGTGCCGTCGAGGTAGACGTTGGCGTTGGTGATTCGATTTACGGCCAGGTTTGACATTGCGATGAACCTCGTCAGGCCCGGGCCACGCGGCGCCCGGAGCCCCGATTAGTGTGACCTTAGGCGTTGAGCGTGACCGCGGTCAGCGCGTTGGTGTCGCCGAGTCCGCTCAGCAGCGTGGAGTCGATGTAGACGTTGAAGGTCAGACGCTCGGCCGGCGGCGGCGGCATCACGTCGATGTCGAAGACCAGTTGTCCGGCGGCCACCTGGTTGGACGGGTTCTCGGCGGGATTGTAGCTGGCGGAGCCGGCGACCAGCGCGCCGCGCCCGATGAGGCTGCGGATGAAGGCGTTGACAATGGCCAGGATCGCCGAGATGAGCGCGTTGCTGATCGGCTGATCGATGAACTGGAGCATCGCGAGCTCCACCGATTCCTCGATCACGTCCATCGTGCGGCGTACGCTGATGAAGTTGTTGGGCGTGGTCACCGTGGGGTAGGCGGCCGAGCGGTTGCCCCACACCCGCAGGCCAGTCCCAAAGGCGTTGAAGACGGTCACGATACCCTGCGCGTTGAGATTGTTGACGTCGCTTGCCGCGTCCAGCACGGAGGCGTAAAGCGTGACGTCGGGACCGAGCAGGCCGGTCATCTGAGTATTGGAGGGCGACCACCAGTAACCTTGCGCCAGGTCTTTGGCCGCGATCGTTCCGGCCACCCACTGCGAGTAGGGTCCGACCGCCGTAGCGTTGGCTGCGTTCTGCACCGGAGTGCCTGCCGAATTGAGCGTGATGCCGGTCGGGATGAGGCCCAGGTCGGAGAATTGCTCTTGCGGATAGCAGAGCAGGGCCCGGTCTGAGCTCGTGTCGAACACGTTGCCCGCGACGCCGCGGTTGGCGATCGCGGTGGCCGGAGAGATCGACGGTGGTGCGTCGATCAGGGCGACCGCGCGGACCGTCTCCGCCGTCGAGAGCAGTGCGGCGGCAGTCGCTGGATCCTGCGAGTAGCCTGGCGCGATCAGGATCTTCGGGAAAAACCCCATCGTGCCGTAGGTCGTGCGCAGCGCCTGGATTCCCGTGTACATGGTGCCGGTGACCGTGCCAACGACGTCGCTGTCCTGCACCTTGCTCGGGTCGGCGTAGCTGAAAGAGACGCTGAGCGCTTCGCCAGTGGTGATTGCGCCGCCCGCCTTTTGCGTCACGATTCCATTAATGGGATCGAGCGAATAGTCAGTCCCGTTTATATAGGTAGTCGAACCTCCACTGTTTTTGACTATCACATTCCAGACTCCCATATGCCCCAGGTTGAGTATTTGGGGCCCCGACGCCGGCAAGGCCATCGCCTGGGCCGTGATGGCGGTGTAGTGGAGGTACGGATTGAAGACGTTGACCACGATCACCTGGCCGGCGCCCTGGGCCTGGATGGCCGCGAGCGCGTAGGGAATCGTGTAGCCTTGGATCAGCGGTCCGTAAGCGGCGGCCGAGCCGGCGATATTCGGGTTGGCGGTAAAATTGACCAGCGTGGGCGCTTGCAACAGAGTTCCGGCGATGGTGACCAGCTTCCAGACCGCGGTGCCGTCGGCGGTGGTGGCGTTGAGCGTGGTCGACCAGGCCGGTGCGGACGTGCCGGTGGTGCCAACGGTGGAGCACTGCTGGATGTTGCCGTTGGGATCGACCAGTTGCTGGCCTGCCGCGACCACCCAGCTCGGCTGCCACATCGCCGGTGCGCCGACGGCCGCCCACAGCGGCGCGGAGCCGACCAGGCCGATCACCGACGACTTGACGACAGTGATCGGGACCGGTCCGGTGGAAGTTTCGATCGTTTCAATTCCATGTAGAAAGCTGGCTGCCATCTTCCTTCACCTTCTTCTAATGCCTGCGGGAGTTTGCCGCTCCGTTGCGTCTAGTTGGTCGGGGCCGTCGGGTATGAGGAACCGCCGGCGATCGCGGTGACGGTGTCGGAATAGGTATAGGTGACGTTTACCGTCGCATTCGGAGCGATCGCGCCGCGCGCGACCTGTGTGATGATTCCGTTGACCGCGTCCAGCGTATAGTCAGTGCCGGCGAGATAGGGATTGCCACCACCAGCCGGAATAATCACTAGATTAGCGACATTACCCACCGGCAACTGGATAACGCCCTGGGAGTT